AGCTCGCTTAGGCGAGCTTTTTTGTTCCATGTGGAACACTAATAAGGGAGAAGTGAAATGGAAACACAAGAAGAAATTATTCTTAAACATTTGAAGCGTTCGAGTATTACTCAGCTCAAAGCTTATGAGCGTTATGGTATATTTCGGCTTGCGGCAGTTGTTTACAAATTAAGACAGAAAGGCCATGTGATTTTATCGGAAGAAAAAATGGTAAAGAATAGGACAGGCGGCAAAAGCAGAATAGCAGTGTATCGCTTGGGAGGTAAAAAATGAGAGCCTATTTAAGTGCGGCTAGTTTTGTTATAATATTTTGCATAGTCATTATGGTCTCTGGGCTAATTGGTCAAGAAGATTATAAAATCGAGGCAGAAGAGCGTAAGCATTATATAAGCATGGTCTGTTCTAAAGCTTGGCCTGATTACAAGAATCTAAGCCCTAGCTGTGACTGAGGTATACATTAATAACTGTCGGCGTTCAGTTATCAGAAAAATTGATAGCTGGCATCGACAGGGTTGTAGTTACAAACAGATATCCAAAAAATTAGGATACTGGCATTTTTCCACCATTAACAGATATCATAGGGTGTTTGAAAGGTATGGAGAGGAAGTATTCGCACAAGGTTGAAGAAAAAACCACAGCAGAGCTAATCCCTTACATAAACAACTCAAGGACACATTCAGAGCAGCAAGTAAAACAAATTGCTTCAAGCATTAAAGAGTTTGGATTTACTAACCCGATTCTAATAGACGAAGACAATGGCGTTATTGCTGGTCATGGTAGACTGCAAGCAGCAGAGATACTTAAACTTTCAACTGTCCCTGTTATCGTATTAAAAAACCTTACAGAAGCACAAAAGAAAGCCTACGTCATAGCTGATAATCAGATAGCCCTGACAGCAGAATGGGATTTAGATAAGTTAAGAGCAGATATAGAGACACTGCATGAGCTTGATTTTAATGTTGATTTGCTTGGGTTTGAGGATGAATTTTTAGACAAGCTATTAGAGCCAGAGCCTTTGGAGGGTCTTACCGACGAAGACGATGTGCCAGATGCTCCAGAAAAACCAAAAACAAAAAAAGGAGACATATGGATACTTGGAAAGCATCGTTTAATGTGTGGAGATTCGACCAGTATAGATGCAGTAGATAAGCTAATGGATGGTCAGAAAGCTGATATGGTGTTTACTGACCCGCCTTATAACGCAGACTACAAAAGTAGAGGGGCTAATGAGGTTTTAAGGAAAGG